GATCATCTGGTACGCGATCATCAAGGCTAACTGAATGGTTTTTCCAATACTTTACGGAAGGGTTTGATGTGCGGAATATCGCGGATCTAACATGGCAATACATCTTTGCGTCTTCATAGGTCATGTGGCAACGGGTCCTTTTTATCTAATGAGCCAAACAGCAATTGCTGCCGCGACTAGTGCTGATGGAATTGCAACTGCAAGCATTGGAATAAATGCAGCCAATCCAGCTTCGTTCCACCATCGCAAATAATCCATGAGCCGGATCAATCCGTAGAATGTAACCACGGCAACCGACATTGCGATAAAAGCTATTCCAGCGGCTTCAAGCATATCAAGTGTCCTTTCAGTTCTCGTTTAATTTCGTGTTGTATTTATACGTTAGATTGTTTAAATAAATTATGCAATAGCCTTGCGCAACTTTTTTAAATAAAGTAATGTTTAAATGTAGAACGAGGGTGACAATGAGAATTGCATATCTGTACGACCAAGACGAAAAGGACGCGGATCACATGAATGCAGAGAGGGTGCGGATCGACACGCCAGCGACCAAGCGTTTAGCCTTGAGCGCCATTCTTGATGAAGGCGATGGTCGACGTGGTGACACAATTATTGTGACGGCTAAATCTAAACTGGGACACGGCCAAGGCTCTGTGCGTATCGCTCGCAAGATAGAGGCAGCAAGCATGTCTCTTGAGGTTAGCCCGTCACCTCTCAGGCCGTCTAATCTGCGCCGTCAGAAGAAGTCACCTAAACCCGACGACCTAACATACCTAAAAGGCGTGTGGACTTCCTCAATGGGGGAAGGTGCCGCGCTAGGGCAAGCTTCGCTGCATATGGGCTTCAAGGTTGGTCGAGAGTGGATGAACTATCATGTCTCTATGCGCGACGGGGGCTTATCGACCAAAGCGCGCAACCAGTTAAACAAAGATAGTAAGGAGCGTGAGTAATGCTTACAAAAAATATTGACACCATGAAGAAAACATTCGAAGAGCGATGGGCTGAGATAGAACCACTGTACTATCTGAGCGGTGACGAGCGGCTCACGCTGACACAGATCGGCGAGAAGCTAGGCATAAGCACTTCGCAGGTGAGTCGTGTTATACACAAGGCCCGGGATTTAGGTTTAATAAACCAAAGAAACCCCGCCCCGCGTCGAGCGCCCTACCGAGGCATCAACTACGGGAGTATGCCAATGGCCATGTTGCATACAGCAGAAGCCAATCCGCAGTTTCGTAACTGGATCATAGCTCAATCAGCAATGTCTAACGTGAACGTGTGCGAGTTAGCTCTCTCAGCGTTGCTTGATGCTTTTTACGAAGAGACGCAGACAGACTGAAAGGATACACGGTATGAACGGATACGAAACTGATGCCCGCGTATGGGAATACATATTACGACACCGAAGAACTGTCACCGCCAAAGACATCGCACTAAACTGTGACATAACTGAACAAGAGGCCATCGGCTACTTGGATCGCATATCGTCACCCAACTGGAGAGAAGAAGTATCGGTGCGTGACCACAACGTAGGTGAGAGCGACTATGCTCAACGCACAATACAGCCGTGGGACATCTGGTTGGAGTATGACCTCAACCCATGGGACGCAGACATCATCAAGCGTGTGTTGCGTGACAAGCCGGGCCAACGTCGTCTCGACTACGAGAAGATCAAACACATCTGCGACGAGCGTATACGCCAGATAGATGCGGAGCATGGGGTGATGCGATGGACCTGATAACTCTCGACTTCGAAACGTATTACGACAAGGACTATTCCCTACGCAAGATAACAACAGAAGCCTACGTCCGTGACCCTCGTTTTGAGGTGGTAGGTGTGGGTGTCAAACTTAACAACCAACCGACGGAGTGGGCCAGTGGTACACACGACCAGATTAAAGAATACCTCAAGGGGTTCCCTTGGAAGGACGCTATGTTACTCTGCCATAACACTATGTTTGATGGTGCCATTCTTAGTTGGCGGCTGGGTATTCGTCCTCGGATGTATGCCGATACTCTTTGCATTGCTCGTGCCCTTCATGGGACTGAAGCTGGCGGCAGTCTCGCTGCACTATCTACGCGGTACGGTGTGGGCGTTAAAGGTACCGAGGTACTCGACGCACTCGGAAAGCGACGGGAAGACTTCTCTACACGAGAGCTAGAAAAGTACGGGGACTACTGCATCAACGATGTGGAACTCACATACAAGCTGTTCTCTCTTATGGCAAAGGAGTTCCCTAAACAGGAACTTCGATTGATCGACCTGACCCTGCGCATGTACACGGAACCCACACTGGACCTAGACACAGGACTGCTGGAGTCTCACCTCGAAGACATCAAAGAGCGTAAGGATCAGTTGATGCGTGACGCGGGTATCACGGACAAGAAAGAACTCATGTCCAACCTCAAGTTCGCTGACCTACTAACAGATTTAGGGGTCGAGCCGCCTATGAAGATTAGCCCTACGACGGGCAAGGAGACTTTCGCCTTCGCCAAGAACGATGAAGCGTTTAAGCAGCTGTTGGACCACGAGAACGATCAGGTTCAGGCACTGGTATCAGCAAGGCTCGGTACCAAATCTACGCTCGAAGAAACACGGACGCAGCGGTTCATCGACATATCTAAACGTGGGCTTCTACCCGTGCCTGTAAGATATTACGCAGCGCACACTGGTAGGTGGGGCGGAGACGACAAGATCAACCTGCAGAACCTGCCAAGCCGCGGACCGAATGGTAAGAAGCTAAAGAGCAGCATCATCGCACCAGAGGGACATTCGCTTATCGACTGCGACTCTTCACAGATTGAGGCACGGGTGCTCGCTTGGCTTGCAGGGCAGAACGACCTGACACAACAGTTCACCGATGGGGAGGACGTATATAAGTACATGGCGTCTAGTATCTATAACGTGTCAGTAGACGACGTGACCAAGGACCAACGGTTCGTGGGGAAGACTACAATCCTCGGTGCAGGTTACGGTATGGGTGCACCCAAGTTCCAACTCCAGCTACAGGGTATGGGTGTATATATCGAACTCGAAGAAGCGCGGCGGATCATCGACATCTACCGCAGCACCAACGGGGCAATCAGCCAGCTGTGGAGAGCCGCGAACAACACCATACAATACATGGCACGGGGTGACTCGATACAGTTTGGTAGGGAAGGTGTCTTGCAAGTAGACGCAGCCAACAACTGCATCATCCTGCCCTCTGGCCTACCCATGTTCTATCATGGGCTTGCTGGTGAGAAGTCAGAGTATGGCTATGAGTACACCTACCGCACCCGCAAGGGGCCGAACCGTATATACGGTGGGAAGGTGGTAGAGAACGTATGCCAAGCGATTGCGCGCTGTATCATAGGGCATCAGATGATATTACTTGCCAAGAGATACAAAGCTGTGCTAACTGTACATGACTCGATCATCACCTGTGTGCCCGACGAAGAGTTGGATGAAGCACAAGAATACATGGAGTGGTGTATGCGACAGACGCCCGACTGGGCCGAGGGATTACCAATCACCTGTGAGAGTGGCACAGGCAAATCATACGGAGATGCAGGATGACAACGAAAGTATGGCCATGGTCTTACAGCAAGATCAAAGCGTTTGAGCAGTGCCCCAAACAGTTCTACCACGATAAGATTCTCAAGGAGGTTCCCTTCAAGGAGACCGAGGCCACGATGTACGGCACGGCGTTCCATACCGCAGCAGAAGATTTTATAGGGAAGGACGTACCGCTGCCCGGGAAATTCTCCTTTGCGCAAAAGATGCTCGACGTCCTCAAGAATAAGAAGGGTGACAAGCTGTGCGAACTCAAGCTGGGTATCACGGAAGACCTCGAACCCTGTGGGTTCTACGACGACAACGTGTGGTTCCGTGGTATCGCTGACCTCATCATCCTCGACGGTGACCTTGCATGGGTGATCGACTACAAGACGGGTAAGTCCTCGAAGTATGCAGACAAGGGGCAGCTGGAACTCATGGCGTTGTCCGTGTTCAAACACTACCCACAGGTAAAGACGATACGTGCAGGGCTGGTGTTTGTTGTTAGCAACGACTTGGTGAAAGGCACGTATACGGAGTATGATAAACCCAAGTTGTGGGAGAAGTGGCTGTCTAAGTACAAGCAGATGGAGACCGCAGCGGAAACGGATATGTGGAACGCTAAACCTAACGGGTTATGTCGTCGACACTGTCCAATCATCGAATGTGTACACAACGGAGCCAACTGATGCCATATAAGAACCCCGCAGACCGCAAGAAGCAGGTCAACAAACCTGTTGGTAGTAAGACCTTTGAGGCACGTATGGAGCGGCAACGTGCTCGCCGTGCCGTGGATAAAAACGGTGCCGATAAGAACAACAATGGTAAAGCTGACAAACGCGAAGGCAAAGACGTCAGTCACAAGAAAGCCCTGTCCAAGGGTGGCAGCAATAAAGATGGTTACACGATAGAGAGTTCGAGCAAGAACCGAGCGCGTAACTACAAGAAGAAGAAGAAAGTATAAGTTAGGGGATACCCTAAAAGGAGAACGACATGAAGATCATCGATGGTAAGGCGTTGCTTCTGAAGCTACGCAACCCAAAACGCATCACTGAAGTTATCCCGAAAAGCAAAGTGGTGCGCGACAACGAAGTGCTGGTCAACTGGGGTATCGACGAGGTTCATAGCCTACGTAGCCTCAATGTAAACGCACCCTCACCCATACAAAACAGGTACGCTTGGACAGGTAAGTACGATCCATTCGCACACCAAAAGAAGACAGCCTCGTTCTTCACCATGAACCAAAAGTCTTTCTGCTTTAACGAGCAGGGCACAGGCAAGACAGCGAGCGCTATCTGGGCCGCGGACTACCTGATGAAACAAGGCAAGATCAACCGAGTGTTGGTTGTGTGCCCCCTGTCGATCATGGACTCTGCATGGCGTGAAGACCTGTTCACCTTTGCGCCGCACCGTAGTGTGGACATCATACATGGTACGCCGAAGAAACGTAAAAAGTTGATCGACCAAGGCGCTGATTTTGCCATCATCAACTACGACGGTATCGAGATCGTGTTCGACGAGATCATGAACGGTGGGTTCGACCTAATCGTCGTGGATGAAGCCACACACTACAAGAACGCGCAGTCGAAGCGTTGGAAGACCATGAATAAGTTGGTGAACGACGACACGTGGTTGTGGATGATGACGGGTACTCCCGCTGCGCAGTCACCACTCGACGCCTATGGGTTAGCTAAGTTGGTCAACCCTAACTCAGTACCGCGGTTCTTTGGTTCGTTCCGAGATATGGTTATGCGCAAGGTCACACAGTTTAGGTGGATAGTTAAGCCCGAGGCGTCTGACCTTGTGTATAAGGTACTACAGCCAGCCATACGGTTCACCAAAGAAGAGTGTCTCGATCTGCCCGACATGACATACGTCAAACGTAAGGTAGAGATGACACGCCAGCAGCAGCTATACTACGACAAGCTGAAGAAGAACCACATGATGACCATCGGTGAAGACGAAGTGTCTGCCGTAAACTCCGCGGTCATCATCAACAAGCTACTGCAAATATCTGCTGGTGCTGTGTATACAGATGATGGGGACACACTCGAGTTTGACATCAAGCACCGCTACAAAGTGCTGAAGGAAGTCATCGACGAGAGCAGCCAGAAGGTTCTTGTGTTCGTACCGTTCAAGCACACCATAGATATTCTGGTGGACAAACTCCGTAAGGACGGGGTGACAGCTGAGGTTATCCGTGGTGACGTGCCCGTAGCCAAGCGCACAGATATATTCAAACGGTTCCAAACCGCAGACGACCCCAAGGTGCTGGTAATCCAACCGCAGTCCGCTGCACATGGTGTCACGTTAACAGCAGCCAACACGGTAGTGTGGTGGGGACCGACCCCGTCTCTGGAAACATACGCACAGGCAAACGCCCGTGTTCATCGGTCAGGTCAGAAGCACCCCTGTACCGTTGTGCAGCTGCAAGGTTCCCCTGCGGAGAAGCGTATTTACTCACTGTTAGATAACAGAATCAACGTCCACACAAAAATGATCGACCTATACAAAGAATTACTTGACTAACACATCAGATACTACTAAAGTGTAATTCTAACCAGTTAAGGAGAGCGAAATGGATGATACATCCAACGTCTCGCCGGACAAGCTGACCAAAGCCTACATCAAGATCAGGGCGGAAAGAGCAGCGTTGTCGGCGGACTTCAAGGAGAAAGATGGAGAGTTGGTACGCCAACAGGAAATCCTGAAACGTGCGCTACTAGACTACTGTGACTCTCACAATGTCGAAAGCGTCCGCACCACCGAGGGTCTGTTTTTCAGGTCTACTAAAACGAAATACTGGACTGGAGATTGGGAGTCCATGTACGGGTTCATCAAAGAGCACGACATGCCCGAGTTCCTAGACCGTCGTTTGAACCAGACCAACGTCAAACAGTTCTTGGAAGAGAACCCCGATGTGATGCCCAAGGGTCTGAACATCGACACCGAATACGTAATCTCTGTGAGGAAGAAATGATGACAGAACCATTTGTGCAGATAGAGGATTTGGCGAAACACTTCGCTGTGTCTATCTCAACCATACGTGCGTGGGTACGGCAGGGGCATATCCCCAAGGCCACGTACATCAAGATCGGTAACACCTACCGGTTCAACAAGACCGCAGTTTCAGATGCTTTGACAAAGGCAATGCTGGATGTGGATGAGGCCTCCGCAGACGAGGTAAAAGACGACCGCCAGCTCGAGATGAACTTCGACGCTGACCAAGACGTATAACATAGGAGAACGACAATATGGCTGAAACATATATCATCGAGAACGTAGAAGCACTCTGGCCCAAATTGGACCGTACGTATGCGTTCGATCAGAACAAGAAACGTAGTATGCCGTGTGACCCACGGGAGCAGAACGCTGAGTTCTCTATCCAGTTCCGCATGAACAGCGAGACCGCTAAGGCTTTGTTAATGCAGATGAAGACTGCGTACGATGCCAACAAAGAACCCAAGTGGGTAGATAAGTTGGTCAACCCGTTCGTGAAAGATGACAACGGTACGTACACCCACAAGGCTAACTTGAAGGGTGCCTACAAAGGCGAGGTCACAACTAAACCATTGCAGGTGGATTCGCAGGGTACGCCACTCCCGGATGACTTCCAGTTGACTACAGGTAGTACAGTTAACGTAGCCGTGCAGATGATCCCGTACGACTTCGGCGGGAAGCAGAGCGTGTCGTTACGCTTGAAAGCTGTGCAAGTTATCAAGTACGTTCCGATGGAAGCTCGTAACCCGTTTGGGGCTGTCGAGGGTGGATTTGTTGCGGGGGGTGATGCCAACCCGTTCGCAGGGTCGAGTTCCACACCAGCGAAAAGCAACAACGTACTAGCGGATGTGTCTGAGGACGACGGGTTCGAAGAAGAAGTAGCACCGGTAAAAAGAACTGCCACTAAAGCAGCGCCGGCACCTTCGTCTAATACTGACCTAGACTCCGTCCTCGATGCTTGGGACGACTAAACAATAAAATACCACGGCTGCTACGGTGGCCGTGGTTAACCTGACTAGAGCGAGTGGTGCATATGGAAACGAAAAGATTTTTAGACCTTATACTAGGACATGAAGGTTATTACTGTGTGTTTGCCGCAAAGGCTGGTAACCGCAGGCAGGAGTTTTACACCTCTGTTAACGAGGTAATAGACGCAGCAAATGACTTTAATGCCGACGGGTACGATGCTTACTTCGCACTGGGTGTGTTCGAGGATGCAGGCTCCCGCAAGGCTGACGATGTAACCCACCTCAAGTCTTTCTTTCTGGATTTGGACTGCGGACCTAGCAAAGAGTTTCCGCACCAGAAAGCCGCTATATCCGCACTGCGTACGTTCTGTAAACGTCATAACCTACCCAAACCTACACTGGTGAACTCAGGACGTGGTGTACACGTATACTGGATTTTATCTCAGGCTGTATGCCGCGATGACTGGTGGCCTGTCGCCGAACGCCTAAAGAACTTATGTGCTGCTGATGGCTTCAAGGCCGATCCATCTGTCACATCTGACGTGTCTCGTATCCTACGTGTGCCTAACACGCACAACCACAAGAGCGACCCACCTGCACCCGTAACCTTCTTTGGTCTGGAAGCCCCACAGGTGGTGGACTTCGACGAGTTCTCTGAACTTATCGGGAACGACCCGATACCAGTTCCACACAAATACAAACCCGCAGGGGCAGTCAGTGCGTTCCGTGATGCCATGCAGCAGAACCAACGTGGTAGCTTCAAGCGACTACTGATGCGTACGCGCAACGGTACGGGTTGCAACCAGATAAAACACATCATCGAGAACCAAGAGACAGTGTCACATGACCTGTGGCGGTCTGGTCTATCTATTGCCAACGTGTGTGAAGATGGGGAGAAGGCTGCGCATCTGATGTCCCACAAGCACGGGGACTATAATGTTGAGGCCACCATACGCAAGATGCACGACACTGGTGGGCCGCACTTCTGCAATACGTTTGAGGGACATAACCCTGCAGGGTGTGCCGACTGTCCGAACAAGGGCAAAATATCAACACCTGCGATGTTGACCAAGGAAGTCGCCGAGGCCGCACCCGAGGACAATGTCGTTGAAGCACCTGCAGCGTCTGGTGTGAAGACATACGAGATACCTAAATTCCCCAACCCGTATTTCCGCGGACAGAACGGTGGGGTGTATATACGCATCAAGGACGAAGACGGTAACCCTGACGAGCAGTGCATATATCACTACGACTTCTACGTTACACGCAGACTCCACGATGCGGAATTGGGTGAGGTGGTGGCCTTTGCCCTTCACTTGCCAAGAGACGGGGTACGTGAGTTCACCGTACCTTTGACCTCGATCACTTCGAAAGAAGAGTTCCGCAAGCACATGGCCGCACAGGGTATAACCGCGCTTGGCGCAGACTTGGATAGACTAATGAGATACACAACAGCATGGATCAATGAACTACAACAGACTGTAACCGCGAGCACCGCGCACCAGCAGTTCGGGTGGACCGACGACACCGAGATGCAGGAGTTCGTGCTGGGTGACCGACTGATTACGGCTACAGGTGTGGAGTACAACCCCCCATCGGGTAAGACGATACAGTCATCCAAGGCGTTTGTTATTAAGGGGACGCGTGAGCGTAGCCAAGAGATACTCGACTTCTACGACCAAGAAGGTATGGAGATGCACCAGTTCGTTGTATGTGGCGGGTTCGGCACAATCCTCATGCCATTCACAGGTTTGTATAGTCTAGGTGTGCACCTGTTTGGGCACACAGGGGGTGGTAAGACAACCGCCATGTTCGCAGCGTCCTCTATCTGGGGTGATCCCGCAGGTACGACCAGCATGAAGAAAGACACCGAGAACGCTCGTTGGAACCGCGCAGAACTCATGCACAACCTGCTACTGAACACAGACGAGATGACAAACATGCGTGGCGCTGTGGCGTCCGACTACGCCTACCAGCTATCTGAAGGCAAGCAGAAGAACCGTATGACTGGCGGGGGCAACCTAGAACGTGTCCGTGGTAAGCCTTGGCGTCTACTGGCGTTCTCTACGGGTAACGTAAGTCTGTATGCGCAAATGGCTATGGCCAAGGGTGACGTCAAAGCCGAGATGCAGCGACTGCTCGAGTTACGGGTGGATGACATGCCACGGGTTCACGTGGACCCTACCATAGGGGCAGCGCAGTTCAAAGACGTCCAGCTAAACTACGGACATTTCGCCGAAGAGTACGTGCAGTACGTCATCAACAACCGCGCGAGCATCTATCAGAAGTTTGCGAAGATCAAAGAGAACCTCGAGAAACGCGCAGGGCTTACCAGTGTCAACCGCTTCTGGGCAGGGGGCTGCGCTGCTATTCTTACTGGTGCATACGTGGCCAAGCACATGGGCCTCATCAACTACGACCTGAAGAAGTTGTTTGACTGGGTCGTCGCCACACTCATCCGTGTGAAGTCTTTTGTGGATGACAGTACAGCAACCGTGCAGACGCTCATCACAGATTACATGTCAGAAAACTGGAGTAACGTGCTGAAGATTAAGAGCACGGCTACCGCAGCGGGGGCCGACGGGGTCGCGCCGATTGTTATTCCAGAACAGTCACCCCGCAACGCAATCATAGCTAGGTACGAACCCGATACATCCATGCTCTACATTGTGCAGAAGCCCTTTAAGCAATGGCTTGGTGAGCAGCACATCGACTTCATCAGCACAGTGGATGGGTTGACGCAGCAGATGGGGGCCAAGAAAGTCAAGAAGCGGCTCTGCAAGGGTACTAACTTCAACCTACCGTCCGCGTGGACTATCGCAGTAAAACTAGAGGGGCTCGACGAGGATGTATCAGAAACCGATGAAGACTGACGACCTCAACCCAGATAAGATCAAGGTTATCGTGGAATGGGATGCTATGGCAGTGGGGGCGTCCGTGTTTATCCCCTGCGTCGACACTGACAAAGCCAAGAAGCAGGCTAATAAAATTGCTGGAATGAAGGGTTGGACGTTCGAAATACGCGTCAGAATAGAGAACGACATGTTTGGGGTTCGCATTTGGCGGACAGTGTGATAACATCGCACACAGACGATAACTCCTCCCTGTTGTCGTTCTCCTCTCCAGACTGCCCCCGCCGTAAAAAGCGGGGGTTTTTTTATTGACTGTACTCGGAGCGCAGCTGCTCGAGGGTTCTACGATACAGTGGGCTGAGAGAAACACCGTTGTACATCTCAGAAGACGTTTTAGCGTGTTGGTTCATTGACCGCTCGATTGAGTTCGGTGTGATCGCCGCTTCTGGATGCCTGTCGTTGAACTTCATGATCTCATCGAATACCGAGTCTGCTGCCTCGAAGTCACCCAAGCGCATGGCCACATAATACTTCTTGTGCAGGCCCGAACGCTTCTTACCAACCGCAATATCTATACGTTTACTAATCATGTTCTGCTCTTGTCGGAACGTGTACTCTGTGGGTGGGAAACCCAGCACCTGAGAAGCCATTTCCCCTGCGGTCATGTCGTCATAGATCGGGTCAGCCCGACGAGTAAACGCACCGCCCTGATCTGCGTATCGACCGAACGTACCCTTGTATGCGTTGGCAATAGCGACAGGCATCATGTTCTCAATGCCTCGTTGAGTCTCACCACTAGCAAGATCACTCACACCACGACCCAGACGTTTAGCCACGCTGAGAGCGGGACCACCCAAGTAGTGCCCGAGGTTTTCCTCAAGCGACGGGTCATTGTTGTAGCGGTTCTCTTGGATCAACAGACCTGTAAGTGCCACACGGCTGGCAACGTCGATACCTGCGAACTTAGTGATAGCACCTTTGTACCAACCCTCACCCACATACTTCCGCACCATGGTGTCGAAGTCGTCCTCTTCATCATCTCTGAAGATTAAGTCTGCCATCAACTGTACTGCGCCGTAGAGTGGCACACCTTGGATACCCGCAAAGAACAACGCTGTACCGTGCAGACCGAGGAGTTGTTTCCAAGCAGCCTTACGTTCCGGTGAACCCTCTGGACCAAACAACTTACCCTTGTCGGAGTCGAACGCAGTCTTAGCAGCTTTGAACATACTGTAGTACATCTGCAGGCCGTAGCTCTTATACATAAAGGCCACACGCCCAATATTTTCACGAGCGATAGGCGGCGCAGTCTCTAAGAAGGAGCCACCGTTGGTTTCTTGTGTCTCGTAGATCGCCATCTCTGCGGCTTTATCCATACGTTCAGTCCGTGTCATGCTAGGACTGTCCTTGGCCAGCTTCTGCAAGGCTAACTTGTATGCTGTTACCAGAGTTACCTGACGGTTGTATTGTTCGCCGTGGTTAAACATATACGCAGATAGCACAGATATGTTATCCATGACAGCGCCGACCTTACCACCGCGAGATACGCGACCAGATTCCTCGAGACCCAAGGCCTCCGCAAGGTAGCCCTGACCCAACTGACCACGTTTCATAGCAAGAGCAGCGAGCGGGGCTAATTCTTCTAGTTCTTTGCGGCGCTCTGCAGGTACATCCAAGTCTCTCTTGACACTTAACACACCATCATCGCGGATGTCGTAATTACTTAGGATTGAGTTCTTGGATGATTTGACAATACTACCCGCGGCCCATACCGCTTTACCCGTTTCTGGGTATCCGTATTTACCCCCCAAGAACGGCATCACGAACAACGGCACCTGCGAGAGGTTGACCAGAGCAGACGATACGTTGAAGCCGATGGTAAAGATGAAGGCAGTCTGGTTGAGCCTACGGCCATAGGCCTCGAGGTCTTTGTTGCGCGCACCTTCACGGGCAAACTTGGAGCGGTCCAGCAGTTCCTTCTTTACCTCTTCAAACGAAGCACGAGTCCCTTGCACGTACTTACCAAAACGGGATTTTGCCTGCGCAGCTCCCTCTGGAGTTACCTGAGCTCCTATTTCACTGTCCAAAGACCGTAGTATAGCGGCATATTTGAGCTTCTCAGTCTGCCCTGCGAGGTCATACGCCTTGGACTTCATGGCATAGACAGAGTTTGTCATGTAGCCGGGGGTGCCTTTACGCTTCTGCAGTGACTTCGCAAAAGACGTTTCAGGTAGGGCATTAACAAACAAGCGCATGATCTGCGTCTGCACATCCCCGTCGACGCCATTGGCACTCAAGGTGCGGAGTGTCTGTGCTACAAACGAAGCAGGGGGAGCGTTCTTGAAGTCACTGTTGGTCATTTCGCCATCAAAGGTCTCAACACCAGTGAAGTTTTTGTCTGCTTTTACTTCCGCCGCTGCCTGATCTCGCTCACGTCTTGTCGTGAACATCTCTACAACATACGCTTCCCGTGGGGACGCAGGGTTCTTGGCGGCATAGGTCAACTTGTATTGACCTTCACGGATCAACGGGAAGTAAACATCCAGAGTGCCCTTGTCGAACAGCTTACCGTACACTTCATTTTTTAGTTTGTTAGCGGCTTCGGGGTTGTCTGCCATCAGCTCGTCAATCTCGCCAAAGATTACCGCACGCATTTTTTCGTACTGGTTACGGTAGCTATCCCGCATGATCTTATACGTACGCTGCCCATCAGCACCGAGAGCGTTCCAGTCTTTGCGCTGCTCGTTCCAGACAGCCATCTTATCGGAGTCCTTGGCATACCGCTTCTTGGCTTCCGCCGCGGTGAGCGTTGGGTCTACCTGATGAATGGTGGCACCGTACTTGTCGTTGTAGATCAAGCGGTCCAGTGTCTCTTTCTTGGCATCGCCTGCTTTGTCGACCCATGCAACGACCTTGTCGATTTCACGCTTTACCTGCTCGTTGGCTGTACGGATACTACCCCGCTGCTCGTTGATGATGCGATCCAGCTTGTACCCGAGGTTACCCAGACCAGCAGCTTTGGCGATGTCGGCCATTGCTTGAGAACCTGTGAGCTGCAGTAGGAGCCTCTTGGCGTTGTCTGCCACGTTGCTCTCTAGGAACTGCATAGAGTCGTTACCAAACTGCCGGCGGAAGTCTTTACGCGCTTCAGGTGTACCGAACTTCTTCTGTGTACGACTTACCAGCGTGTTTAGAACCTTCTTGGCACCATCCGCAGTGGAAGACATCAGGAGTTGGCCAGAGTTACGGTATTGTGGTGCAGGGGCTAGTAGGCCATCTACAAACGTATCTACAGTCTCCATAGCGTCCAGTGGTGTAGTTGGACGACCCATGAGACGACGTACGAAGTTACCCATAGAGTTGAGGAACCGGCGCAGTGCGCTGACGGGTTCACCCTTGACGTTAATCGTGGCGAGCATGGCACGGAAGTCTGGGTTACTCATGGCCTCAGAGAAGAACTCGTCGACGTTCTGCGCACCGTATGCCGTACCAAGATATTCTTTTGTGGTCTCGAACAGTTTGGTGATCTGCTTTGTAAGCGGATGTGCCTTATTCGATAGCGTGGCGCTTGCCGCAGCGTGGGTCATTTCGTGGATCAACGTGTGCGCGTTGATACCAGTTCCTTCATCAAGCGTTATTGTGTTTGTCTCAGGATCAAACATGCCCGCTGCCGGGCGACCGTCCGCTGCCTTCAGGTCTTTCTTGATAACAAGTTTTGTGCCTCCGTCAGGACCGTCCACCATGTGGACCTGAGAAGCGTCGAAAGCCACGTACTCCATGGCATCTTCGTTCATTATGCCGTCATAACCTTGGCTTTTCAGCTCTTTGATGCGTTCCGCGGATAGGATCATAGAAGCACTGCGACGATCACGCTGCTCTGCACGCACATCTTTTTCAGACTTGCGACCAAGAGCTACGTCGATACGGTCCGACAAAGACTTCTTGTAAGTGCCTTTAATCACTAAAGGATTTTTTATGTCCAACATAACTTCGTATACGCGACCAGTACCGTCACCACGCTGCACCATATAGTCCTGCGCTAAACCCCTGTTTGGGCTGAAGTATAGTCCCTGAGTGTACCCGCTCGGTTTGAACTCCGTGATGTCGGTCTTACCACTGCCGTGGTACACTACAGACTTGACCTTAGAACCTTTAGTAGCCGCTTTAGCACGCGCTAGGTTTTTACGATCACCCACCACGCCCGCCAACTTAGCAGCGATGTTCCGTACCTGATTGCTGGGGGATGTATCTGCAAGGCTAAGTAGTGCACCGCGCAGGTCACCAGCTTTGATTGACGCGCCAACAGACGGGTGCAAGGGGAGGTCCAGACCTACAACAGCGTTAGCCTTGAGCAGTTTGTCGATCTTGATGCGGGTGAAGTTGAGTTGTTTTTCCGCGTCAAAGTCGTTCGCCGCTTCGGCCTCGAGCATTTCTTCGGCTTCTTCACGCTCGGCTTCCAATGCTTCCTTCTCACGCTGCATCTGAACGGGATCGGTGACGCCTTGTTCTTTTAGCTGCGCTACTGTCAAGTCAGCGTCGGCTACACCCATGAGGTCTTTCTGAATGGCAATAACAGACTTGCGCACCCACTCTTTGCCATTGCTATCAAGGTTTTCTTGTGCCCACTTCACGGCCTTGTTGGCGGCTTTGCCGCCTGTACCTTTGAGTAGCGGATCGCCTCGGCTTTGCGGAGTACCCATGGCAACGTCCTGCTTACCCCGCTTGGCTGGGACTTGCGTGATCTCCCACATCGCAAGGTAGAGACCCTCTGCAGGGTTAGGGTACAAACCAAGGTAAGTTACGGCTGCATCAAGGGCAGCTTTCTCGCGGCTCTTGACAGGTGTCTCCAGCAACTTGAGGATTTTGCGGTTTTCCGCTGGGGTGAACGGATCACCTTTAACTATGTTATCGGCGTCGGCGTACTCACGTTTAGCTACGTCTGTGGCTCGGGACTCCCAACGCTTCTTGAGTTCTGCACGAACCTTCTTCGCAGCGGTCTCCTTGTCGACAACCTTTGCTGTGGCAGTATCTTTCCGGAGCGGCTGCGAGGCTTTAGTGGATACAAACCTTGTACCTCCACCCTTCTTGGTGGCAGCGGTTTTCTCGGGGAAAGTTGGTACGACCTTACGAGTTGTACCCGTCTCTCCTAGTGCATCACGCTCCGCCCTGCCTGATCCATCAGACACTCGAGGCTCCACGACAGGGCTTCCCAATCCGCTATCTCTAGGTGCAGTAGGTTCTCCGGTAGCTTCGACGGCAGGGGCAGGGCTAGGAACTGGTCGTGCGGGTCTTGCCCCCACATCTCCGACAGGAGCCGGAACGCTTCTTCCACCTGCTGTTGGTTGAGCTTCTTGACTCGTGACATTAAACACCTCCAAAGGTTGACCTAAGTCTACACTAGACACGGCAGGTTTGTTAAGAGGGGCAAAGCCTTTCGGCGCTACTCGCGCTTCCATCTCTAGTTGACCGGGGTCTTTTACCGATTCCTGTTCAGCTACGGTTTCAAGTGCAGGGTCTTTTGCGCGCATGACGCTCGACGCACGGCGCAGGCTCTCCATCTCTTGTGGTGTTGCTTTAGGCTCCCGTAGCCCTGCTTCAGACAACGCGGATTCGAACGCATTGCGCAAAGCTACAGGCTGCTTGATGTCACCTGCGTTGGCTACGGTATCTTGAAGCACTCGAGTACGGATTGCGGACGTCTGAGCGGCGCGATCGGTATCCATTTTACCTTGCGCTGTCTCTGCGGCAGACTCCGCACGGAGTGTTTCTGCCTGTTGGCGCTGTGTGGCTTCTTCAGCATCCATGGCAGCGAGCTGGTCGGCGATATCCGCATCTTCTTGCGCGGCCTGTTGGCGTTCTTGCGCTAAGTCTACAAGATCACGTTCGCGAACCGTAGCTTCTCTAGGCTCCGCCGCTTCAGGCACATCCATAAACTGGTCAGGACGACGTAGTTCTTCAGGTCCGAGGCGGCGACGTTCCTCTTCTTGCTGCAGTGCAAACAAGTCGGGTTGCTCAAACGCAGCTTCGTCGTTGCGTCCAACGGCGCGCAGGGCCTCACGTTCACGGGCCGCAGCTTGCGCGCGCTGTTCTTCTTCGGGGATTGTGGCTTGCTCTAGCTCACGGATCATATCCCGTTGCTCAGGCTCAGGCCGCTGCGGTCTTTGTAGTCCGGCTATCCCCGCACGGGCTGCGTCTCTTTCAGCCTTGGTGCGTTCTAGGAACGGGTCACCCTCGGTCTCAAACTCGGATATGGGTCTCCCCAACATACGTTCACGTTCTTCATCTGCGCGACGTGCAGTGCGCGCGAACGCTGCCGATTGCTGGTCCTGCGCATCAAACAGGTTTAGCTGCCGTTCATCAGGGCGCTCAGGCGCAAGTCCTAAGTCTTGCTCGGGGAACATCTCCCGCTGGTCGCCCATAACACGTTCTGGAGCTTGCCCGAGGTCTTCACCTTCACCAAACAACTCACCCTGTGCAGGCCCTGTGTCCGCTCCTGCCTTACGACTGTTTGTAAAGGCGTCTACGAGGAATTGGATAGTAGCACCGGCACCGCCGCCATACAGCGCGGACTCTCCTGTACCTTCCATGATGGCGCGTTCGGGGTTATACCCACGCTCTGCAAGGTTCTGCACGATCTCCGCGGTGACTTCCTGTGCGGCCTCACCCCCACCAGTGATAGCGGCGTTCTGGATGCGTTGCCCGATAGTCTCAACAGTCTCAGGACCAAGGTCTTTAATAAACTGTCCGATTACTGGGATGTCTACAGAACGCATGAAACGCCCGAGGGGCGCTACTTCAAGGAGACCAACAGGTGAGGCCTGCCGGATCGCACGGTTACGTTCTTCCTGAGTTGCACCAGCTGCACGGGCACGTTCACTTGCTTCACCGGCTGCAGCACCTACACCTAAGAGGGCACCGATCCCAGTACCAACAGCGGCAGCGGGTACAGCAGCGGGGGCGGCTGCGGCTGCACCAGCAATAGGGGCAGCAAAACCAGCAATAGAACCAAACGTCTGGCCGATCTTAAAGGCAATGTCGTCCTTATCACCCTCACGCACGTTGGGTTTGATAGCGTCTGCAACAGATTGAATCCTACCGCGCGCGGCAAGCTCGTTCTCTTCGTCGAGTAGCGTCGCAGCGCCGAGTGCCGCCATTTCGCCGGTCTCTACGAACCCTGTACCGAAACCTGTACGTAAGTCACCTAACAAACCTCTTTCAGGTTCTGGTACCGCCATATACTGAGATGGACCACGCTCACTGGAACGAGCGCTACGCTCCTGTCGACGCTGCTCAACTAACTGCTTACCGGACACATTCGACTGCTGATTAGCGAGATCGACAAGTTCAGATACGGGAGTATCTCGTGGCGCTTCTACTTGTAGCGTAGACCCATCTTTAAGAGTGAGCGTATGTACCGCCATACTCTATTCTCCTTCAATGGAACGTTTCACCACGTCGTCTATGTTTAGCTCGGGTTGACCTAGCGACTCTGACAACTGCTTTGCCGCGGCTACCTCCGCATCCAGCAGGCCAAACTCGTTCATAGCTCCGTCGGCGACCAGATTCAGGTGTTCCATACGCGTGTCCATATTCTTCTGAAGCAAAGCAGCAGCTTCAGGGTCGTTGCCGGCACGCCTGAGTTCTTGGCTAATACTCATCATCATCGGGTCGTTTGACACTAGACTGCCAATCAGATCAGCACGAGTCTTAGCGGTCAATTGCGCCACGCCCAGTGCTGCAGCCGTCTTATCTTTTCTGGCTAGGCGTGCTTGCTCCACAGCTTTAGCCGCGGCTTCAAGTTCTGCTGTATTGGTCCTTGCAAGACGGTCCGCGTCCGCGATGGCCTGACGTATTTTAGCTGCACCCATAGTTGCGGCGGCAGTCCTTATATTACGCTCGTTGGCCGCGGCATCCGCTGCAAGCTGTGTGCCTAGTCTTATACCCGCTGCGGAGAACACGGCGTCGGCACCGATACGATCTTTCTCCAACTGGAACTCGTCCATCATGCGGTTACGACGGTTGTTCTTGCTACGAAGCATGGAACTATAACCGCCCTTCATTGCAGAACCAATAGAACCTGTACCACCCATACCAATCAAGAACGCGTTTAGGTCGTCGTTGGGGCCGTAGTTCTCTTTGTCAAATTCAGAAAGACGAGACTTCATGCCCTCGTACGACTCACTTGCAGCGGCACGGCCTGTATACTCGTCGGCCATTCGAGTGCCTTTGAGGAAGGCGGAGTCAGCCGCGGTCGCACCCTGTGGACCCATAACACCTGTACTCGCCGTACCTGCGGTTTGTGGTACTTCGAACGAAGCTGCAGTTTCACCCGCTGTTGGTACTGCATCACCTGTTGTTGGCACTGCATCACCGACAGTCACAGGCGCAGTAGATGTTTGGTTTGGACCCCTTGGGTCTAACAGATCAGGGTTAGGGGCGGTAGTAGCAGTGGGAGCGGGAGCGGAAGCGGGAGGTGGCAGCAGAGTGTCGATACCTCCTTGGGGTGTATCGAGGGAAGTGCCTGTGGTCATGCCTAGACGGTCAGACGTTTCGTTAGGGGCAGTTGATACTCTGGCATCAACCTGCGCAGCATTTTGGCGGAACTCCGGGTATTGTTGTACCAACGCCTCCATCTCGGGAACAGATAGCTCCCCCGATTGCAACCTACTTATAATGTCCTTGGCTCGTGCTCTGTTTGTGTCAGATTGTTGGAATAGACCTCCAACCGGAGCGGAATAAGGGCCGTATAGGGTTTGAACGCGCTGACGGAGTGCTGCTTCTGACATACCCCCCTTCAGCCCCTGATAGGTGTCAGAGATATACCGAGAGAACGGACTACCAGACTGCACTTGTTGACCCTCAGCGAAGGACACGATGCCACCACTCGCAAACTTACTTGGCCCTTGAGCCATGCGTGCAGCGGCGAGGCCCTGTGTTTGAGGGTTGCCCATCGGAGGACGTGCTTGTGGTTGTGCGCCACCACCCATAAGAGCACCGATTCCCCCTTGTGGAGGTCGACTCGCGGCTTGGGCCATTTTACTCATGTTCTGCTGCTGAGTCATCTGCTTCTGGTCAAGCGTGCTCTTCGTACGACCCGCAAGATCACCGAGAGTATTACCCATCTCCTGCTTCGTTAACTCTAGAGCTTCTTGTTCACGCTGCTGTGCAATGGTGCCCGGCTGCTGCTGCATCTTCATCTGCATATCACGGGAAGCTGCTTGCTTCTCAGACGTGAGTTTCTGCAGGGCCAATAGGTCCAGAAGTTCTTTGTTCTGCCCGTAGCGCTGCTGTAGCTGCTGTGGGTTGCCTCGGTAGGCATCCATGCGTTGTTCTACTTGTGCGTCGAGACCGCCGTTTTCTAAAGCCATCACTTGCCTCCGCCCCCGGTACTTGTACCACCACCGGTACTTGTACCACCAAACAACGTATCGTAGATAGCGCTAAGGCCACCTGCACCGGACAAAGTCTCAGACAATGCACTTGGTGCTGCATAACTATAAGACTGCGCTGCGATCGGGAGCCCCTGCAGCAAGGACTGCATGTACTGCACCTGCTTATACGGGAAGTCGCGTTCTTCCTCGAACTGCATACGGTCTGCCGTAATGCCCTCAGACTCTATACTCCGTTGTAATGAACCCAAATCCGCCAAGGACTGTAGGCCAGTCGCACCATACTGGTTTACTTTGTCCTGCGCTGCCATACCACGATCAGCCGCGGTGTTGAACTGCTGCAGACCCCTGTCATACGCATCTGCGTAACCCTGTCCTGTGATAGCAGAAAGATTCTGTCCGAGGTTACGGTTAGCTTCTGAATTAAACAGTGCTTGCGCGGACCCACCGTAGGCACCTGCAAACTTGTTAGCGTTTTGAGCTGCGGTGATACCAGCTTGACGTCTAGCTTCCTCGAGTTGTGGGTTCAACGAGGCCTGCAGGTACGGGTTCATGTACTGCTGCGCTACGTCTCCGGTAAACTGCTGCTGCTCATAACCCCCAACACCCATCTGGTCCGTGGGGAGGGACAAGTTACCTAACCCTTGAAACGCTGCGTCTTGCAGGCTAGATGCACCCGCAGTGAGTGGCCCCATGTAGGCGTTGTAACCTTCATTAGAGAGCGCCTGACCTTTGCCAAGCATATCCGTAACATATGGACCCGCCCAAGTAGACAGGGAGGACTCTCTACCGGTCTCTTGCCCTACAATAGGGTCTGCAGTTGATTGCACTACGTCTGCAGGATCAGCCATGATTCACCTCACTCCGGTAAGAATTTGTTGGGGTCAATTTGCTTGCCCTGTTTTTCGTTTCCAGTACGCGCTTTACGTACCCGGTCCATCATGCCCTTGAGCATCTTCGCACCCGCGTCGGAGTTACCATTGCCGAGGTGACTTACAACATCTGCAGGAATGACGAACTCACCATCGCTTAGACGGGCTTCTTGTTTTCCGTCGATACGAGCAGGGACTTCGTCTGCCATACCGTCACTGGCACCGTCGAGGTACTTCCCCGCTTTAAGGGTAGCAATACCACCCGCAGCCAAGTTCTGCACAGGGGGCGCTACACGTGGACCCCCGGGACGCCGTTCTTGCCGTGCGGGGTTAGACGCATTTATAGCCGCGAGGCCTTCCGCAGACATAGGAGCCGCAGGAGTGGCACTCTTAGGGGCATATTGTGTATCTGTAAAGTACCGCTGCCCGCCGCTTCCGGGGCGTCGATTTGGGTCATACGTGCCCGGCACTACCTGACGCTGCGCTTCGTACTCAGGAACACCGCCTTGGTACCCTGTCTGGGGTATCTCCGCTTGACCCACACCTGAATTGTTGAGGAGGTACCCTCCACCGAGCGTAACAAGACCCCGGGTAAAGTCCGCTTCACCCTCAGAATTGGAGAAGAGATTTTTAAGATTGTCGAACCAGCTCATCACATATCTCCAAGTAGTCTTAGCAGCATATCATTTTCGTCCTCTACCTGTCCACCCTCAGAAAACCCACTTGCACGGCGCTGTGCTCTAGGCTGTATTGTCGAATTGGCGGGTGTTTGCGCAGGCTGCTGGACTCTTGTCCCGCCGTAAGGACTACCAAACAACTGCGCCTGTTGGGGCGTAGCAAAAATACTGTCCCCGCCAATATCGTACAGGTAGTCAATATTCATTGGGTCAGGAGTGTCGACGTCTACTCTCTGTCCTGTAGCGTCAGAAGATGCCCTAAGCTGCTTCATCATCTCGTTGATATTATCTTCCCGCTGATTCGTTTGTATCTGCGTATTGATCTGCGTATTCATGTCTATGATTGCGTCCAGCGTAGCCTGCGTGTCTTGTTCTTGTTGCAGGTAAAGCCCCGTTGCCGGGTTAAACATGGACGTGTCCGCAAAGGTAACATCTTGGTCACCCTGTAGTGCATCCGTTAACATGTTTTGGTCGTTTATGTCAAGAACACCATCACCTGTAACGTCGTACTGCTGGATAGTCTCCGCTGCTACGTTTTCTTGTGCGATCAGGTCGATGACAAAGTCGATGTCAGTCTGTGTTACATCACGTGCCGGCTTACCAATAAGATCAGCTACCACCTGAATGTCTGCGCCGAGGTTAGCCTCTACCTCTTTAATTTTGCCGGTAAGGTCAAAGTTTGACGCCGCTACCTCGTCGCGCAGTGTTTCTGCTGTAGTACCAAGCTCTGCGAGTATGTCTGCTTCTGTGGTGCCTAGCGTAGTGGCTAGTTCCTCCAACGCAGCGTCAACGTCACCAGCATTTTTATTTATCAGCTCAAGCAGACTTGTCTCAACGTCTGTGATCTGTCCACCGAGGCCAGTCTCTACATCCGTGATCTTTTTGGTAAGTAGGTCTTTAGTAGTACCAAGCTCTGCGAGTATGTTTGCTTCTGTGGTGCCTAGCGTAGTGGCTAGTTCTTCCAACGCGGCGTCAACGTCACCATCATTTTTATTTATCAGCTCAGTCAGAGTTGTCTCAACGTCTGTGATCTTTCCACCGAGGCCAGTCTCTACATCCGTGATCTTTCCACCGAGGCCAGTCTCTACATCCGTGATCTTTCCACCGAGGCCAGTCTCTACATCCGTGATCTTTCCACCGAGGCCAGTCTCTACATCCGTGATCTTTCTACCGAGGTTAGTCTCAGACTCACCTATAGCGTCTAACAGGTCGGCCCGCGTCGTGCCCAGCGCAGTGGATACATCACCTATAGCGGCCTGTAAGGCTTCATCGCGAGACAGGCCCGCCTTCTCGTACGCGGCGATAGTGGCGAACAACCCTGTTGGGTCTTGAGTTTCGTCTACATCTGTATCTGGATCATCAACCACGCCCTCCGTGCCGATGATATCCGCGATGTCGCTTACGTCTCCTTTTACGTCCGCAACGTCTCCTTTTACGTCCGCAACGTCTTCCTTTACGCCCGTGACATCGTCAATTAATAAGTCGATTTCGTCACTAAGCTCGTCTTTTGTAAATCCAATCTCCGCCAACAAGTCGGTTTTTGTAGTACCTAAGTCAGTAGCTACTTTACCGATGGCAGCTTCTAACGCTTCGTCTCTTGTAGCGCCTGCTTCTAATTCTGCGTATATACCCGTGGCGTCTTTGGATTCGTCTACGTCTGTATTCGGGTCATCCTCAACTGCAGGAGAACCGATGATGCTCTTTATGGAGTTGAACGTGGCAATGGGTAGGTAATCCCTAACTTCGCCCAACTGCGTTTCTTCGTCAAACTGCCCTACAAACCTATCAACATCTTCTTGAGAAACATCTACGAGTCCTAGTGCTTCAAAGGTTGCACGGACTTCTCCTGCATCAACATACCGTGGGTCCACATAACCGTCGATTTCGGCTTTCTGTGTAACTTGGTAGTTTTCGTCGTTTACTTGACCAGTGAACTGGTCGATCTCTTCTTGTGTCGGCTGGTACCCAATAGCACTCAAAAACTCTTGTGCTTCTTCTGCGGTAACCTGACGTGGGTCTACATATGCACCGATAGCACTGGTCTGCGCTTCTTCAGTTTTAGAGGCAACAAACCCTGCAATCTCTTCTGTAGTGGCAGTATATCCTGCGTCCGCAAAGAACTGCGTAGCCTCATCTAGGGTAGTAGCGAGCGGGTCATATTCCGCACGTGCAGCGTCTAACTGCTTTGTTTGGAAGTTCTTGGCCTCGCTCTGTCCTAGATACGTCGCGGCGAGCGTTTCTGTGAGGGTCAGACCTTCTTGATCTGCAATAGCTTGCACTTCGGCCTGTGTAACCTGACGTGGGTCTACATATTTAGAAATAACGTCCTGTTGCGTAGTCTCCTCAACTTGCGCAACAAATCGCGCAACCTGCTTGTCGGTCGGGTTGTACCCGAGGTCTTCGAAAAACTTACGGGCTTCACTATCTGTAACCTGACGGGGGTCCACATAGTCCTCAACGCGCTTTGGAGCAGTTTTTTCGAAGCTGCTACCACCCTGACCTACAAACTTGGCAATCTCTGCATCTGTAGGTGTGAACCCAAGGTCTTCGTAGAACTTGCGAGCTTCGGCCTCGGTGACCTGCCGTGGGTCTACGTACTTGTCGATCGCGGTTTTCTGCTGCGCGTCAGGGGTAGCCCCCACACGTGCGGTGAGTTCTTTTTCCGTCGGAGTATACCCAAGGTCCGCGAAGAACTTCTCTGCTTCTGCACGTGTCGTACCCTGTGGGTCGTACTCTTTTCTAATACCTCTGACCGTCGAGCCCTCGTCCTTCTGGCCAACATAGGCTTTAGCCTGTTCATCAGTGAGTGTGATGCCTTCTGCGAGAGCCGCCGCCTTTACCTCGTCTGCGTCCAAGAACCGTGGGTCTACGTACTTCTCGATAGCGGTCTTTTGTGTGTTCTCGGCAGTAGCACCGACAAACTTGGCGATCTCTGCATCTGTAGGTGTGAACCCAAGGTCCGTGAAGAACTTCTCTGCTTCCGCACGTGTCGTACCCTGTGGGTCGTACTCTTTTTTGATTTCCTTGAGTGCAGAAGCCTCGTTCTTCTGACCAACGTAAGCCTCAGCCTGTTCATCAGTAAGTGTGATACCCTCTGCAAGGGCTGCTGCCTTTACCTCGTCTGCGTCCAAGAACCGTGGGTCTACGTACTCCCCAGCGGTTGTTTTTGTGTTGGCTTGAAAACCTGCATCACCCTGACCTACGCGAGCAGCTACTTCTTTATCCGTCGGTTCGTACCCAAGGTCTTCGAACATCTGCCTTACTTCAGCTTCAGTTGTCTGACGGGGGTCTACGTACTTGCCAGCGGTTGTTTTTGTGTTGGCTTGAAAACCTGCATCACCCTGACCTACACGAGCGTTTACCTCGGCATCCGTCGGTTCGTACCCAAGGTCTTTGAACATCTGCCTTACTTCAGCTTCAGTTGTCTGACGAGGGTCTACGTATGGTTCTACACCAGCTTTTGTATCGGTTTCAAAGGTATCTCCACCCTGACCTACACGTTCCGCTACTTCTTCATCCGTTGGTTCATACCCTTGATCTGCAAAGGCTTGACGAACTTCAGCTTCAGTTGTCTGGCGGGGGCCTACGTACTTCCCAGCGGTTCTTTTTGTGTTGGCTTGAAAACCTGCACCACCCTGACCTACACGAGCAGCTACTTCTTCATCCGTCGGTTCGTACCCAAGGTCTTTGAACATCTGCCTTGCTTCAGCTTCAGTTGTCTGACGAGGGTCTACGTACTCGTCGATCGCGGTCTTCTGCTGCGCGTCAGGGGTAGCACCGACAAACTGGTTGATCTGCGTCTTCGTAGGTGTGAACCCGAGGTCTGCGAAGAACTTCTCTGCTTCCTCGTACGTCGTTGCCTGCGGGTCATACTCTTTTCTGATGCTCGTGACCGCAGAGCTCTCGTTCTTTTGACCGACATAGGCTTTAGCCTGCTCATCAGTGAGTGTGATGCCTTCTGCGAGAGCCGCCGCCTTTACCTCGTCTGCATCCAAGAACCGTGGGTCTACGTAGGCCGCTACGTCTGTAGCGAGGTTAGCCTCGTCCCGTGTGCCCGCAAACTTGGCGATCTCTGCATCTGTAGGTGTGAACCCCGGATTCTCCTTAACGAACATATTACCCGCTTCCGTCGTAGTGACGTACTGGGCGTCGTATGTGGTATTAAGCAGGTTGTTGAGGACTTCGTTGTCCGAAATACCCAAGTCTTTAAGTGCTTGTGTAGCCTTTTTCGCACTGCCGGAGTTCGTTACCGCGTCTTTTACCGTGGGGTTAGTTGTCAGAAGCGCATCTGCTAGGGCGTTACCGGTGTAGAGCCCCCCAGCGGTGCCCGCACCCGCGAGCTTACCCATTATACCTGCTTCAAAAACGCTACCCGCTACATCGTATGAAGGGTCAATCTGAACAAGGGACGAAGCGATATACAGCTGTGGAAGGGCTTCCTCGACAAACTCAGTAACGCCTTCTTTTACTGTTACTTTTGCGCCTTCGACCACTTTGTCTTTTATTACGTTGTACTGGTCAGTAAATGTTTTACTGCCTTTGTCACCGAATATGGACTTCGAGAGTGCCTGACCACCGATACCCGCAGTGGCGGCGAGCGTTAGAACCGCTATACTACCTGCCTTCTGAGCGACATCCATAGCGTAGTCAGTAGCCTGCTGCTCATCCATGCCCGAGTTAAGCGCGGTGTCGTAAGCCTCATCAAAGGCACCTGCAGCGGTACCGCCGAAGGCTTCTGCAGCGTCAAGGGTAACACCAGTACCAATGGCCACACGCGCGGCTACTTTTTTAGCTTGAGCTTCCCCAGCTTCGAGGAGCAGGCGCTTCGCTACGTTCCCGGTGCCGCCCGAAGCGAGCAGGATAGGTACCTCCTGCAAAAGTTCACTGACGACATTCTCAGAAACCCACTGCAGAGGGTGGTTTTGGATATTTCCCCAAATAGCTTGAGCTTTAAGAAGCCCCTTCATAGCCATAGACGGCTCTTGGCCGGGGTTATCTTCACGCCACTTCTCGTCGTAGGCTGCGGAGTTGGCCTCCATCTCTTTCGCTGCGGCTTTCCACTCGTCGGATTTCATATCACCACTGAGGGCGATCATGTTTTTAGCGGCACGGCCAAGGGCGTTGTTTGGGTTAGCTCCTGCAAGTACGGATAGGCCAGCCACCGCTTGAAGTAGTTCACCCCCCGCACCGACGGCGATACTACCTGCGTTGCCAAGACCGCCACCTGTTAGCACGTTCAAGCCGTTATACACGTTTTTAGCGTCTTCGTAAATCGGGGCAATTACGTACGTATCTAACAGCTGACCAGCTTTGTCGTTTAGTGACGCGATAGTCCCGAGTGCAGAAGTAGATAACGTCCCAAAATCCCCCTCCATCGCTGTGTTAATCATATCAACGAGCGTAGGCGGTGTACCTGTAAACTTAACTGAGACTCCAGCGCCCACCTGCGCGGCCAGAGACTTCTCTACGTCTTCTATTGTATAGCTACCCGAACCACTGCCGGTAAGCCTGTCGTACACTTTCGCAGTGTTTTGCCACTGCATTTCGCCAGTGGAAGTGACACCTAGTGAGGCTGAACCGTTTGCAATATCAGAATCGCGCACGCCGTCTTCACGAGAGAATCCTGTAGGGAGCACGCCCCCTTTTGGAGTAGCGTCTCGGGCTTTTGTAAGGGCTTCACGGGCAAAACTGCCGAAATCTAGGCCCGTTATGTCCTTTATGTTTTTAACATTGTTGACCACATGTGCAGCGACTGCACGCAACGATTCAGGCTCCATACTGGAGACGTTCATGCCTTCTGTGGCTAGAACCTGCCGAATGAGGTCGCCATGGCTTGAGGCCAACAGTTGTTTTGTGCCGTCAAAATCAGTGGGTAACTGCTGCCCCTGCTGCAAGAAGTGCTCGTATACATCGACCCCTGCTTCGAGACCGTTCATCTCACGGTACGCGTCTTCGTCGATATTAGGGCGCAGTGTGAGAGCTACAGCTTTGTTCACCTCGACCAGCTTTGGCTTTAGCGCCCCGTCTAGGTTATCTGTCTCCGTAACCACCCACTTCAGTGCGTCGTCATAAACTGACTGTAGTTTTGTAACCCCAGCGTTTTGCGTGTCTAAGGTGGCCTTCAACTTAGCCGCCCTAGCATTTGCGGTGTTAGCAGTTTTTTTGTACCCCGCCATCTGGTCTTTGTAGTTATCGTCATAGTCTGTCTTGAGGATCGTTGAATACTTGTTGAAGGCGTTAATGGCCGCGGTCACTGCATTAGCGTTAGCCTGCGTCTTGTTGCCGTTGTATTTCTTTAACGCCGCATCGTATTCGGACTCTAAACGGTCTTGGTATCGTAGTTTACGTGCCAGCTCTCCTTGAAGGGCGTTATAAGACTTAACGGCACTGTTCGCTTTATCCACCTGCCCGTTCCTGGCCTCAGCCGTTTTGGCGGCTTTTTCCGACTGTGCGGTCAGGGCATCAGCCGCCTTTTCCGTCTTGCGGTACGCTCCAGTGACTTTGTCAATCGCTTTGTATACTGGTTTGTCTATAATTTTCTTTAGGGCTGCAGCGCCCGCGGCACTCAAACTACCACTAAAGGCATCGAGGCCGGAACCACCGGCAATGGCAGTTGATACGCCGTCAGTAACGGCACGAGTAAGTACCTCCGCGGCCTCCGCGGTAAGTCCCACGTTATCTTTTAGGAACTCATTAACTACAGTTGAAGCACCAGTGTACTTGGCAATAATGTCGCCAACCTGACCGGAGGTTAAATCTCCCCCACTAAGTTCGGTTTTAAGTCCCGAAAATACGGATTGTTTTACTTTGGCGTCTAGGCTCTCAAACGATTTGCCGTAGGTTTCTCGTAGTTTAGTGTCGACTTCACCCAACCCGGCGGACACCGCAGCTGTAAGACCGCCTTGAGCAAACGCCTTGAGTGGGTCTTGACCGTACACCATTGCTCTGGTTGCACTTTTTGCCCCCGATGCGACTGTTTTTATTATGAAGTCAGAAGCACCTGCGTCGACGAGAGCGCTCGTTACAAATTTACCGGTTACGTCTCCGACAGTCTGCCCAACATAGGATATGGCCGCGGCTTTTAGCACATCGCCTACATTACCACCGTTAGCGGCTACTTTAGCGCCGTCGATTAGAGGTATTGCCCACGTGTTAAGGGTGGCTACCGCCGCTACCTTGAGCACCGCATTGCCGAGGTCGGACCCAACTACCTTCTTTATCAGCTTGCCGACAGGTTCAACAATCACCTCGTAAACCGCGTCCGAGAGACCTGTCTTTTTAGATATGACTGCTGCGCCTACGCCTACAACGGCAGCGGTAGCGACTGTTGCTCCCGCTGTAACCGCGAGTGCGCCTGCGCCTGCACCAAGCAATAAGGGGACTAGGACTGGCATCTACACACTCCAAAACCTTTGTAGGGATTCTTCCCCGATGAATATCTGTGCGCGGTAAGTTCCGTCCGGCAAAGCGTCGACACCGATCTCTGTGTCAGTCCCTTGACTCTGGTTGAACCAGAACTGAAACGCTGTCAGGTATTCCTTGTTGTTGAAATCAGTACGGTAGTGCTGAATACCTTTACTCTGCAGGTACGCAATGTACTTCAACCCGTTGTTCATAAAGTTACGAGCCGTGTCTATGTTAAGCGCACGCCCGACCATCACGTTCTTGTACTCACCCTTGCCACGCTGCCCGAGAAACACTGTGTTGCCGATCTGCACTTGATCTGTCTCAGGCATACCTAGCTCTCCAGCTAGAGCTAACAGCACTTTTTCTTTGGGGTACTCGGTGTCGTTAAAGTCCTCGACGAAGCGGATGAGTACTTCTGGTGCCGGGAGTGGAGTCTTTTTACTGTTGATCGCGTTCATATCACACCTCCGTCGAAAAGAGTGCGGCAGAGTAGATGTTACCCATACCTGCAGCTAGGCTGATGAACTTGTCACCCCGCACGGGGGTGTCTTCAGACACGAAGACAGGATCAGAAACCGTACGGTTCTGAATTGCAGGTAGTTTGCCGTTTTTAATGTCTCTAAGCATGAGAGAGGTCTCCAACAATCCGCTGGCCCCCATGGTGTGTCCGATACGTGGTTTGTAAGACGTTGCCACAAACTCAGGTAGGGTACGTGTAAGGGCCGTTTTCTCTGCAGCATTGTTGACTGGTGTGCCAGTACCATGCGTTTTGACCATTTGTACACTATCTGCAGGGGTTTTGGCTACCCACAAAGCGCCTTCTATTGCTTTACTGTACCCAGCGCCGTCCTCTCGTTGCCCCAGCGGGTTAGTATTATCTTCCGCTGCGCTGTAGGCCCCAAGGAATTTAGCCAGTGGTTGTTTGGTAGGGTCGGTCTCAAACACAGACAAAACTGCACCTTGTCCTAAATAGAACCCCTGATTCTCATCGTCAAACGCCGAGGGTTTCATGTCCTGCTCCGCCTGTATACTAGCACCGGCCTCACCAAAGAACTCCAACGAGAGGTTGTTCACTGCATCCTCACCGCTCAACACAATAACGCGGGTGAACCCGTAGTTCGTTACTAGGTTGTACACATCCATCAACACTTTGAGACTAGATGCGCAGGCACTTGCGTCAGTAGACACGTGGTCTACAGGGCCAAACATACTGGCTATACGGCCTGCATATATGTTGGTCAGCACGATAAACGGTACCTTCACCTTGTAGTGCAGCTCTGCCTCGGGGTTCTTGTCGTACCGCCCGTTGTTACCCATCCAGCCTTGATTACCCGCGGCGAAGATGAATGCAGTCTTTCCCGAGGTGGCGTTATCTCGCACGTAATCCCGTGCGTCTTGTGTGACAACACTCTCCAGCAGCTTGTGCGGTGGGTATGAGAGCCCCGATTTAGCGCGTCGGAACGTCTCCGGTATGATGTGAGCATGTTGTGGGTATCGTATGTCGCCCACTAAGGTAGCGGTCTCGGTGTAAGCGGTATCGCAGTGAGTCAGATATATCATTTTATTGACCTCATAGCTTCTTCTACTGAATCGAACGTCCTGACTCTGTGCTCGTCAATAAAGTCTTTTGCGTCCTGCAGAGTGTTTAATTCTGGAGGGCTGTCCGCAATCTCCTCTGGGATACCGTGCATGTCCCCAAGGGTCATAAAGACTAGGACGTAATCTAAGCTGTCTAGCCCGAGGTTTGCCAGCTCGACGTCCATGTTTTCGGGTTTTACGTAATCATCTAGCATCGGTTTGCAATCGCGCACTACCGCGTCGAATAGTTCTATGAAGTCCATTTTGCACCTATCTGTTAAGGGTGCCTATATCTTACTACAGGAGCGCACTGCTTACAAGTTACTGACGAACGAGACAGCTACAATAGCTGACGGAACTCCCGGATGTGGCGCTGTAGCTGCTTCGGTATGCAGGCTGAGTGCGGTGTCGCTCGTCGCCCAATACATCTCGATATACTGCCCTGCTGTGAGGTCTATGGAGAAGTTCCAGTATATCGCTTTGTCGCCGTTACCTTTGACCGTCTGTTTCTGTGCGCCATACGGCACGTCAGTACCATCTTTGTTAATCCAAGTCCAAATCGTAACGTCTGATGAGTTCGTATGCTGGGTCGTCAACGTAACTTGGAAGTTATATATCCCGTCCGCTGACACGGTAATCCGAGTGTCGTCCGCCCCTGCGATACTTACACCGTTGCCGATGTAGGTGTTTTCAAACCCTACAGGGTACCCCGTACTGGTAGCCGCGGCTGCTTGGTCTACGGTGCTGTAAAACAACCCTCGCGGCATGTAGAGGGCTTTACCGCCGTCGTCAGTGCTCAACAGTGAGTTAACTGTGGTCGTAAGTCCGTTGAAGAACAAGCGCAGTACGTTGAACGTCTGATCCATAAAGGGTCGATTGTACTGTTCCGTGGGTAGGGGAAGCGCAGGGGGTATAGGCTTCTGTATCTCGTTAGCCATTACCGCCTCCCGTCAGGACGCATATCAATTCTCGGTGCGCCCAGCTGCCACGTCACACCTTCTCCGGTGGACTCGACTTTCATAGCCATCTGACGCCCCCGCACGCGAGTGAAAATCTGCCCAGTGAACGCCTCGATAGGTAATACGGCAGAGCGCGATACGGCCCGACTGTTACTGCCACCGACCGATGCAGGGCTGTTGTACCCCGAACCTGAGTTAGCCAAAGGCAGCAGGGTCATAGTGGCGCTAGGTGCCGCAGCTGTAGAACCGTCGAAGCGAATGTCAGGCAAGATGCGCCACACAAAGGCAAACTGGTGCCCGTCTTCGAGGTCGAACTCCGCCGAGGCTACATAGGCGTGAATCGGTAGCGTAGTGGCCGTCTCATTGTCATCTACACCTTGTTCGTGGTTCACGAGATTGTTGCTGTACGTAGCGGCCAGTGGGTTATCCCGTAGGCCAGAGTCCAGCCATGCAGTACGAGACATGGTGCCGTAATACCAAACATCTTCAAGGTAGTTGTACACAACGTACCGGTCGTTCTGTGTGGCGTCGTTAGAACAGTAGAACCACCACACTTCGTGATACGACTCGTTTGTACCTGCGGTTACCTGATCGTACTGTTGGTCGTTAAAATCATCGAAGATAAACTTGCGCAGGTCGCAGCGGAGCGGCTGCACGCGACCATCGTACTTGTAGAACTTGTCTTTACCCATCCAGTAAGAGACACCGTTGGCGTAAGCTACAGCGTTCTGACCGGCGATAGAGATGTTTTCACCCACCAACTGCGCACTCCACACAACGGGAGCCCCTACATACTGCAGGGCGTACAGGGCAGCATCAGTCCACACGAGCACCTCTTGGCGAGACTGTTTTGCGGAGACGATTTCACTGCCTCGGGAGAGTGTGAGAAACCCTGCCTGCGACGTGACAGACGGAGTCCAATCAATCGCACTGCCTTGGTCAGACCAGCGGATCAGCATCGGGTTAACAGTAACACTTGCAAACTCGTTCGCCCCGAAAGCGAAAACAAATCGGTTAATGTCTGATATTTCAATCATTCGCTGTGACGTTGGCACGTCGGACGCACCGGCCAGAGTCGATAGCTCAACGCCTCTTGCGGCTATACCACTCGTCGCATCCCAGTAATAGATAGGACCGCCGCGGGGACCAAAAATAAGGTCTTCACCGAAGTTACCTTGACTCCACAAGCGAATAGCGTTGGTAGAAGTAGCCCCGATACCCCACGTACCTGAACCCCAAAAGGACGCACCCCAACCGGTTCGAGGTATCGCAAACGCAGCACCAGTGTTGATTTGGTACGTCGCGGTAACTGTTCCCCCACCCGTCGCTGTGCCCGTAGCAGCCGTGCCTACGTCAATCGTGTACTCGTTGGTCGTTGTGGTGAGAGTGATCTGATATTCGCCGTCTACCGTAATACCACCTACAGCGGTAGCGCCACTGAACGTGACGAAGTCACCGTCTGTAAATCCGTCGTTTGCGTCCGTGACAACCACGATAGGCGAACCCGAAGTGGTCTCGAACGGGTCAGTCAGCGTGACTGTGTCTCGTATAGGAGTAATGTCGTTGTACGCCCCACCCTGTTCGAGGTAGAACTTCAGGTTCGTGCCGACACTGATGAGGTTTTGACTGTTAAGAGTCACCCAGTTCCACAAAGAACGACACACGCCTTGGAACGTAGTGCTGGAGATACGTTGCCACCCGCCGATCTTCTCGGGTGTACCCTGCCGAAAACGTATCTTGTCGCATTCATACCAGCCACCTTCGCTTGTGTAGCGGGTGTTTTCGCGGTTAACGCCAGACTTTAATAGCAGTTTCTTTAAGGGCATATCGTATCCGTTACATATCTAACCCGAATACGGGTGGTGGATGTACTACTGTAGTAGCAACATTTTGCTGTAAACTCAATGCGGGTCCGTAGCAGCGGCAATCTTGGTACGTTTTTACCGACATAACTTCTCATGTACTTCGTTGTTAATTATGATGCCGGTGAGCAACTTGCGGTCATGTTCAATGAGCCACTCCGATGTCTTTAGGCTATCAAAGTACAGCGGCGAGGCAATGTCGCAGTAAGTGTCACCCGCTATTGTCGCTCCGCACCCACTTAGAAGCACGAGTGGCAATATCATCGTCGTCAAGAGATTGAATTTCATCTTGCACATCCTTTGCTTTGAGCAGCTTTTCCAGCCGATCATCTTTTATCTCATATTCCATTTCCGTTATACCGTCAGCACGGCCACGGTAATAAACAGTCACGACAGCCAGCGCAGCAGCACCGAGCAGCGCTGCGTACACCTTGATCTTGCCCAGTAGAAACATCAGCGGTCACCTTTGTCCCACTTTTTAAGTCGCTCAAGATCAATCACGCCCAGCGCTACCATCGCCACTACTGCTAGAACCCCCATTATAGCTAGGTTTTGCCACGGCAGCCCACCGACTACCCCAACAAGGGGTGTGGCGACAGATGCCATCTTGGCAACAGAAGAAGCTTGGATTGTCTTGGTCTGAGCAATCCGTTTCCGCTCTGGTTTCTTCTCCGCTTCCGCGCTGTTCAGCCATGGCGTCACCTGAAAACATGGGCACATTTTGGCAGACACTTCGTTGTGCCCTCGGACAGTCTTGATGGCTGGGTACTCCATACGAAGCTGGGCAATGAGCCTGCGCAATGCACGATCCTGCTCTGCCGTGAAGTGGACATCAAACTTGTCGTCCTGATCGCCTCCATGACCTCCAAAGATCGAGATGCCGATTGAGTGAGCGTTGTGACCCTTGGCATGAGCGCCAGCCTTATCGACAGGGCGAGCCTCGGAGACAGTCCCATCCCTGTCGATAAGGTAATGATAGCCGCAGTCGCTCCAGCCCCTATCCAAGTGCCACTTCGTGACCTCTTTGACCTTAGCTACCGTGCTGTTGTCGCTCATCCACTCCGCGCGTGTAGCCGTGCAGTGGATTATAAGCTCGTCAATCTTTCGCATCACCATCGTCCTTGCTGTTTACCGATAAAGTATATCAAAAACGCCACTCCAGCAAATCCAGATGCCACGATCAACAATCCCAGCACCCACTCTATGATCGACTGCTTAACCTCTGCTTGGCGGTACAGAGTCGCCTTCCGTTCCTTGCGCACCTGCGCCTCAATATGAAGCAGCTCTTCCCACGCACTTTGGCCGTAGCTGAACTGAATGTACTGTTTAATTTCCGCACGCATCGCCTCCGCTTGTTTCCGCTGGGCAAAAATCTCCATTGCATTGGGGCCGCCTGTATCAAACAGGACCGCGTACCATGGTGCATTCTCTGCGGCTTTGTGGGCAAAATTTACATCGGAGATAGCGCCAGCAAACGTGGCCAGATCAGACGATATTCCGCCGATGTCCTTGCCTAGCTCTATGCCTCGTTTGATCGCAGCGACCGCGGTCTGCGCAACGGCAAATGCTGTAACTGGATCAATCATGCGTCACCAAGAGCATTACTTTCTCAGCGCCTCTTC